CAGAAACAAGAGCTAACACAGCAGCAGCCGATGCAAACATTTTCATTTACCTTTGCCCATAAATTTAGCAGCGCCCCTGTAGGCGAAGCTACTCGCTACGATTACGCCCAGGGTGTACTTGTAGAAGTCCGGTGTCTGCTCGAGAATTTGAAAACCACGGAGGGCGTATTCTTCTAGCCCAGGCACGAAACACATTATGAGCGGGACCGAAAAAATTATCGTCAGGTATTCATCTTTAAACGAGTGAGCACTTGCTTTCGCTTGCTCGACCTCCCAATTTATATCGCCCTCGGCCTGGGCAACAGCGACTTTGGTTTTACCTGCGGCCTCTGCGGTTTTTCGCTCGAGGTAGCTACCGCCAAGTTGTGTAACGGCGGATATAATCGGACCAATAAGAGGAATCATTTTGTCACCTTCTTAACAAGCGCCTCCTCCAGCGCAGGAAGTAATCGGATGCCTGCATAGCCAATCAAAAAAGCCAGGCCTACTGCAACGGTTTCAGAAAATTTCCAGTGATCCATCGCTGCGGGGATAAGGAACTCGGCAGAGATCCACCCGATAATGACAGCTAGGCCGACATCTTTAACTGCAGACCAGCCCCACTCGCGTTTAGTCAAAGCATTGGTCAAACCCCCCATAGTGCTGGCTGCGATACAACATAGCTTGCTGCCTAGTGTTTGGATCAAAAATTCCATTATTTTTTCGCCTGTGTATAGCTCGTGCCACCAAAATACACAGCGACTAAGCCACCCAAACTGTAGAACATAAAGTCTAGCTCACGCACAACCTCGAGATAACGTGCCGGATTAATCAAAACAGCTGCCACAGTCACAGTCATTATTCCAAGGGCAACCCAGCACATTCTACGGCGGTTAACCTGGTAGCCTTTTCGATCTGGTAGATCGTCCGACATTTAACTCTTATCCCCTGATTTTTTTTTTGAAATATTCATCTTATGCCAGCCCGTTCCACCATCGAGAAAACAAAACAATTTTTTATCAGGTGGTTGAACAACTATCGTCCAACTACCGGAATCCGCATTAACGTATGTTGTCACCAAAAACCCACGGTCCGAAATTGCTATCGAATAAGGATATTCGGAATGGTTGTTTTCCAAATAATCCGCAGGGTTTTCTTGACCACACGGAAGATTGTTCGCCAGAACCGCCGAAGAAAAAAATAACAGGCAGCAGGTGAGCGCAATCTTGAACATTAAAAAATGTCTTTTTCCTTGAGCACAAAAGCAATGCCAGCACCCGCAATTCCAGACCAAATCAAGGCGGGTTGATTATACAAAACACCTAGCGCCACTACGCAAACGCCCATGGCCGCGTATGTGCTCGGCTCGTTAAGTCGCTCCTTAATCCATTCCATAACGATCATTTGAAACCTCCTGCTATTTAAACATGATGGTGATTAGTAAAATTATTATCGCGCCTGCAGCGCCCAAGATTGTTGTCTCGAGCCTCTTTACCCTCGCCAGTAGCTCAGACATTCTCTGAGCGCACACAGCTTCGTGAGTTTCAATTCTTTGGTTGACCGAATTCACCGTGGGTTTTGACATTACGACCAGCCGCTAGGCCGCTTACTAACCCGTGGCGGATTGCGCTGCGCGATGATTTGAGCCGCAAGTGCAGCTTTTAGTTTGTCTTCGGACATCTCCTCACCCATCCCGCCGACAACCCACGCCACGCAGTTCGCGTTTGTAATGTCATCGAAGGCGACAAAATCGTCAGGGTCCGGTGGCCCAAGGGTAACAGACCCATAAACATTTGAACTTATGCCGTCCGCATCGTCGGTCGCTATGAGCCGCCAGTGCAGAACTTCGGCTGCATCCTCTGGGTCCGAGGCCGTTGAAACCTCAATATTCTCAAACCGCCACTCGTAAGAAATCCCCATTTTTATTCTCCTTCGATTGTGGCCATCTCAGACCGTAGGGTTGCTATTTGGGTGTTGATACTTTGCAAAGTCGCCAAAGCGTCCTCATCCCCGCAAAGCGCCTCACGCATGACCCGCAAAGTTTGCTGCTCTTCAAGTCGCTCGATTTGCGCTCGTTTATCGCAGTAGTTTTCAAAGTCTTCTGAACCAATTTTGAGGGGCATTACTCCAACCTTTCTGCCAGTAGTGTGACGTGATACCAAGCCGCACTTGTGCCGCTCAGTGCAATTTTGATTCCGATCCGATCTCCGGCAGCGTAGGTGATATCTGGGCTGGAGTTGAATGCACTAGTTCCTGTTCCGACCGATATTGTGCCGCTTTGATCGGTAGCATTCTTTCGAAGCGTTATAACCGCACTGCCAGAGGAAAGAGCCCCATTAACGTAGGCATACATTTTCTTAACTTTCATCGCCACAGGAACCGGCGTGTTGTGCATGGAGGCGTCTGTGCTTGTAATCGAGCCGTTTTGATAGACGGTTTGAGTTCCCGACGGCGGTGTTGACGGCGGAAATTGCATCACGAAATCTGTGCCAGCAACATCGCCAGCGCCAGTTATTGTCAATGCTTCAGTTTTAGAACCGCCATCAGCTTTCGTATAGAAGTGTAAATCACCACCGGAATTGTTCCCACTGCCCACCATTTCGCATTTGATGGATGCGACATCGTTGACGAAACTTGTGCCGGAGCCTGATCCTGCATTTGTCCTATTCCAGAAATTTATCTCGCCGAGATCGCCGTTGTCAGAGTCAACGGTGGAGGCGATAGAAATATCACCCTCAGAAGTTAGCGGAGAAACAGGTGCCGTTGTCCCGATACCGACTTTGCCGTCAGTCTTTACCGTCACCTTCACGCTATCGTTGGCGGTAAGATTGAGATCGTGATTTGATCTTGTCCCAATGGATTGTGCGCCGTGGGTATCGCTAGCCAACATTTGCAAAACATGATCATTCGATGAAACTAGCAAGGCTGAATATGTCGAGGCGTTATGCACCTGCATGGTTGTGCCGCCAAAAGCGGAAGGGGCAGTCGTCCCAACGCCCACATCACCCGCAGCCGTGATCCTTAAACGTTCAGTACCGGCTGTGCTGGCCGCTAAAATATTAGCTCCCCCTCTGAAGAATCCGTTATCAGTATCGCTGTTGATCGAAAGTCCTGGGGCTGCCGCAGAGCCCCATCCGAAGCTGACCGTCCCGCCGCAAGTCAATGACCCCCAACGGGCTGCATCAGAGCCAAGGGCTTTGTTGTTATCGCCGTTTGGAAGCAACGCACCATCGACCGTAACGCCAGCAGCGTCTAACATGAGATGATTTTTATCAGCGCCAGCGACTTTGCTTTGGAGATACATTCGACCATCTTCAGTCCCGTCAGACGCATCTGTAATCATTGAGATTACTTGCGCATAGGCCACATCTTGAGAGTTGTCGTTGCGTCCACGAAACTCTACTTTGCCAAGGTAATCATTGTCGGCTGGTGAAGCTGAATTACGATACAAAGTTACGTCCGGCGCACTTCCAGTGCCATCTTCATTGGTTTGCACGACGAAAAAATCAGAGGTGGTTGTACCAACGATATTTAAGCTGGTTAAATTTCCGACACTCGTAATCGCGCTCTGTGCCGCTCCTGTCACCGTGGCCGCTGTTCCTGAGACATTCCCTGTCACATCACCAGTTAGATTCCCGACAAAGGTCGATGAAATTGAACCGCCGTTAATTTTGTCGCCTGATATTTGGTCATCTGCAAGGGTTAGCGTTCCAGCTGAAACATTCAAAGTTTTACCCGAGCCAACCGTTATGTCAGAAGTCGCCATAGTGACTCCATCGATGCTCCCGCCATCAATGTCTGGCGTATTAATATCAGGGCTGGTGAGCGTTTTATTTGTCAGGGTTTGAGTTGCCGCGTTTTGGGTTATCTCGTGACCACCAGCCGTAGATCCATCGTGTACTTTCAGAGTGTCCTTGTCTGTATCGACCGTTACCTCACCAACAGCACCGGTAAATGATCCATGCTGTGAGGTTGTGCCTCGCCTAAGTTGTGTCTGAATTGCCATTATGCCGCGATGCTCCCGTAGTCAGTCGAAGAGGATAAAGAACCGGCCACCGTGCCATAATCATTGATAGCGTCGATGGTGCCGTTGTTTATTTTTGAAGCAGTAAGATTGATCGAAGAAATATTATCCGCGCAGGTTTCCATATCAGATACAACAGCTGAACCCGAAAGCGTGGTAACGTTTGTGCTCACTCCAGCAACCGTTGATATATTGCTGTTATTTCCAGCGACGGTATTAATGTTGCTATTGTTACCGGCCACCGTATTGATGTTGGTGGCATTACCAGCCACCGCGTTAATGTTGGTGGAATTTCCGGCCACCGCGTTAATGTTGGTGGAATTTCCGACAACACTGGTCACATTCGATGATATGCCAGCAACGGTTGTAACGTTGCTGCTGATACCAGCCACGGTATTAATGTTGCTGTTATTTCCAGCGACGGTATTAATATTAGTGGTATTACCGGCCACTGTATTAATATTTGATACAATTGCGGCCAGGGCGTTCATGTCGGACACTGCGTCAGACGTACCAAGCAGACCTAAACTGGTTGCTGCTGCCGAAGTGCCAATACGACCGATCTCCGTGTCTTTACCAGCTACGGTTGTAACATTAGACGATATACCGGCCACGGTTGTAACGTTGCTGCTGATACCAGCCACGGTATTAATGTTGCTGTTATTTCCAGCGACCGTATTAATGTTGCTGTTATTTCCAGCGACCGTATTAATGTTAGTGGAATTACCAGCGACCGAGGTTACATTCGATGAAACACCAGCCACCGTTGTAACATCGCTGCTTACCCCAGCGACTGTATTAAGATTCGACACAATCGCTGCTAGGGCGTTCATATCGCTGACCGCATCGGTGGTGCCGAGCAGACCTAAACTGGTTGCTGCTGCCGAAGTACCTATCCGACCTATTTCAGTAGCTCGAGGAGCCAAAGTAGTAATGGCGTTAGTAGCGGTTGTCCCATCTTGTATGTTCGCCAACAGCGCAATATCCGCGCTCGCAGCTGAAACAGTCTGAACGTCCGAAACAGTCGGCCCCATTTCTGGATTACCGGTTGTATTGTTAAACGCCAACACTTTACCCAGCCTCGAGGCCTTCACGGGCAAGGTCATCGATATATCAGTGGGATCAGTTACAGGAGCCTTAATAGCCCGCCCCGCCTCTTCAGAGATTTGCTGCGTAAAAATAACCTGGCTATCGAGTTCACTATTAAGAGTGCTCGCCAGTAAAACGCCCTGGGTCACAAAGTCTGAGGATCTCTCGATAGTCCTCGAGCCTACGATAGTAATAGTATTATTCGAGTTGGCTGCAGATCCTAATGTGACCGTGCCTGTACCGTTGCTCGCATTGATACTAACCGTATAGTCATCCGTGAGTGCCAGGAGGGTTGTGTCTTTGTAAACCGCGATATCTGCAGAGGTGAGAACCGGAAACGAGAAATTGTACGGTCCAGTGCCAGCACTGCCGCTTAGAACAACACGCCGCAAAACGGCTGTAATACCGTAATTAGCCATTTAATCGGTCCTTTTGGGTATTGTAAATTGTAAATCAAAAAAAATCATTCATTCACCCAAAGCGTTCTCCAAATTAGGAGCGCGACTTGGCAGCATCTCCCCCGACTCCCACCAGGTCGAAGCGCCATAATTCCGTTCATATCGCTGTATTCTGCGCCTAATTTTCCTATCAGCCTGGGGGTCCATCCATCGCTGCAGGTTATCAAAAACCACCCGCTCGAGCGCCCCACGCAAGTACCAAATTGAGGTGCCAGGTGTGTACCTGGACATAAACCGCACCAACTCACTACCAAAATTCGTATCTTTGCCCTCGATTAGTTGACCAATATTTCCGATCGTCAGGTTTCTTAGATCATCAAAAAACCCGACCGCAGGACCGGCAACTGTTTGAGACAAACCAGAACCGAACCGGTTTAATTGATCGAAAAAGAAATCACCATATATGCCCAACCCTCCGCCTTTGAGCATCGCTGCGCCCCAAAACGCCGTAGTATCCATCGGCCTCGGGTCTCTATGTTTCGCTAAATCCGATAACTCCGTGGTCAGGGCCCCCATGATGGTGGCTCCGATCATGAGATTCGCAATATTTTTAGCTCGGCCAAAACCGCTTGCATTAGGATCAAAAACAAAACGACCTATATGATTATGTAAAAAGGTTACGGGAAAAGATTTAAACTGAGCAAAACTTGCCAGCACCTCGCCGCCAATCGTTCCTGGTCTTGAGTCACCCTTCAGAAATGTTCGAGCCCTTAACGAAGAAGTGGGAACGGCAAAATCCGTCAAAACCTCTTTCATTGCCATAAGGCGAGTCGCCGCATTTCGACCTACGCCAGGAGCAAGCCCCTCCCTCATCTCAATATCTTGAGGCCGCAAAAACTTAACACCTGTATCAGGGTCCGTATGCAGAGGAGTCGTTCTTATCGTGTTCCAGATATCCTCGCCAATGCCGTTATTTCTCATTTGCTCTTGCAACCCAGCAGGCAATTCATCAAATTTTTTACCTACTGATTGACTAATGAAGTTTATAAATTCAATCCCGAAAGCATTTCGACCAGCCTGTGTAAATGGTGTAAGGCCAGAGACCCTTAATACGGTGTCACTGATCCGCCTCGTAATCTCAGGGCCAGTTACCTCATCAAAAAATCGTGCCTGGGCGTAAGCTGTTTGTATCCAGGTATCTGCTGCCATCCCCATCCGTACCGCAGCCCTGCCTCGTTCCTCTCTACCGAGAGGTGACATTTGCTTCAGCACCCTGGTAATCACCTTGCGCTGTGGCATCCCGATCATCGCTGCTGCCATGCGTTGCGTATTGAAATCAGCCAGGGCTGTAATAGAGGCACTACCTAATAGGCTCGCGTTCAAAATATTGCGTGTGCCAGCGAACCAATTACTCATACTTTCATTGGCGGGAATGTTGCTTCGCAAAGTAAACGCATCAACTAAAACATCAAAACGTGCTAAGTCATTTTGTAAATTTTTTCGAGCTTTAGCATCAAGGGTTAATGCTTTTTTTTGTGCATCAATTTTTAACGCACTAATCATGGCGTTAGGATTTGGCCCTAGCGTCTCGAGCATCGAGATATCGCGGCTCATGGACTCGATGTGACCAATCATCGTTGCAAACGCATCAGGCTCGCCAAATTTCTGTTGATAGGATAGCCAGCCCTCCGGTTTTTCAAACACCAAAAACCGATGGTCAGTTCGACGATTTGCTAGACTTGTTCCTCGAGTACCAAAAGCAGGATTACTTATCTTGTTAAGGCCGCTCTCGCTGATCGTTGTATAAACCTCGGCCAGAGCATCTTTTAAAGCCAATGGTGAAAACGGCTGCCCTGTTCTTTCATCAATCATTTTTTGCTTATTGAGCAGAGGTTGGATAAAGTCTATCCACTCCTCCATCGAAACATTCCTTACTTTAATTTGGTCGTGATGTTGTGGAAGCCCCCAATCTTCTCTTTTAGCTATTCGCATACCGGCAGCATTAGCCCTTAGGCGCAAATACTCAGCCGTTTCTTTCCATGCGGCAGCCATTTCCCTGGCAGAAATATTGCCGGTGTCCTCACCGAATATTTCTTTCACCAGGGTATAAAGTTCGGCTTTGTGTTTTGTTTGCCCAACTATTCCTTTGCGATATCGACCTAAGATCTGATCCATGCGAGACATTGCGTCGTTGCGGATCACCTTAAAAAGCCGATCTAAATCGAGGTATGGCGCACGAATATCTACATCAACAAGGGCCTGCAGCGCCTTGCCTGGCCTGGATTGATCCGCATAACTAGCCAGAGTGTTTTGCAGCCCTTTAAATCGCTGGATTTGAAGAAGTTTGATTCTGCGCTTATGACCAGCGTCACTTTTCAACTGTTCATAAGTTTCCTTTGCTGCTCGAGCCTCGGCAGCTTCGGGGGACATTTTTTCCTTATATTGAATTGCCAGGTCATCAAACAATTCGTTTGCCTGTTTTGCCTGGTCAGGACTAATAACACCCTCGTCCAACCCGTTTGAGATACATGCCTTTAGGCTCATACGCAATCCTCCAGGCGTTTCAGCATCGCCTTGTCCTGGTCTATTTCATCTAGGATTTCTTTGACTGTTTGTGTTCGTGCGACAAGCTCGCCTGCCTCGTCTAATTGTTGACCAACAGGAATAGCAAGATCGAGGAGATCTCCCTGGTCGCGCAGACCTAAATCGAACAGCCCTTCATCCATTGGTTTGCTCTCGACTTCATAACGCGGCCTTGCAGATGTTCTGACTCCCGTCAGTGGGGCATCCATGCCCTGTTGGGCAAGAGTAGCTGGCGTTATCGGGTCTACACCCTCAACGAGAGTCTGACTCCCTTGTGGCGTGTCTTCGACCTTGAATTTTTCACTTCCAGGGATTATATTATCAGCGGAGGTCTCGATGAGATTTTTTTCGGTAGATGGTTCGGCACCAGCTGTTTTGCGCGACGACGGTAGAGCATTTCTCTGGCGGTCAGATAAGACCTGGGGAGAGATTAAGGTATTACCACTTTTAACAGAACCACGGACAGACGAGATTGATGAGGAAACATTCTCAAGACGATCAATACTTTCCGGTGCGGATCTAAGCAAGTTACCCGTTAATTGACGAAACTCATCACCCATTTTCAAATGGGTTGCTTCGTAGAGTTTGACCATTTCCTCGGCAGCAGCCGCTCTTAATTCCTCGAGATTCTCACGGAGGGCAACCATCCTATCTTTAATGCGGCCAGGTGGAAGCGCTGAAATAGGCTTATCAACATTTTCTCTTCCAAAAATTTCATAAAGTTTATGGCCGCCAAGGACGCGTTTAGCCTCATAGAGATTTTTTTCAATGACGATAACCTCGCCTATCAAACCATCTTTTGAAATCACCATTAATTTTTTATCGAAATAACCGCTATATTTTTCAGATCCTGCCGGTGGCCCTATAAATCCCTCATCGACCACATGATAATTTTTACCAAGGTTTTTGATAAATTCATTAGCTTCACCAGGTCGAGTTACTAAAACGGTAGCCCTGCTCACATCGACAATCAGATTAATATCACCTGCATAGTTATCATTAATTTTTTCTTCTACACGGTCTCGTTTTTTCAGATCCCCTTTGACATATTCGACTTTTGACTCAGCAGCTGTTTTTTCTACTGTAACATTTAACTCCTTATTAAATTCAAGATTACGAGTCATAATGTCGTCAATAGACCCATAGCTTTGCCGCTGTTTTAAAAATAAAGTTAAATCTTCTAACTGGTCAGGATTTAAATCTTCCGCCTTTACAACATATTTTTTTGGTGAATCCGGTTTTAACTCTAAAAGTTTTTTGGCATTTTTTTCTGCAACTTCTGCTGCAAATTGCTGATCGGTTAATATCCTGGCCGGTAAACTTGGCATACCGGCTTCACTGGCGATTGCATAGGTCGAATTGCCATCGAGCAAAGTGTAAGTGCCATCAAGATTATCTTTTAAGGTTATAGGCCCACGTTTATCTATTTCACCCCTGGCAGCTTGAGCCATAAATTTCCTGGCGTTTTCTATGCCCTCAGGTCTAGCCCGAATTGGTTTGATTTTACCAAGTTCAATATCAACACTATCTGCAGTAGGACTAAGATAGTATTTGTAATCTGCGACGATTGTCCCTTGTGCTATTTCCTCTTTAACGGAAGACTCGAGAGCATCAGCCTGGCGAGTTGCACCTGCACCAGATGGATCAAATTCGGCTAAGTCGATTGCTGCATTGACCGGATCTGTTTCCTCCGCAGGGTCGAACCTACGTCCCTCATAGCCGCTACTAGTCCCTGTGAAATCGCCTCGTTCAGATCCTCGTCGGACAGACTCGACAAATTGACTTGCTGCGGCGTTGAGCTTGCCGTCTTTTTGGTACTGCGCCGCTGCTGCGTTGAGCGCTTCGGAGAGCGGCCCTTTCCGGTTTGCTTGACTTTGTAGGATTTGGAGCGCTTGGCCATCTGTACTTACCCTTTCTAAATTAGTGTCGGAAGCCAAAGTGTTACCTTCAGCCTCAATACGTTTTTGATTTTCAACAAGTGAATTAAAAACTGTCCGGTCGCGTCGAATAATTTTTATTGTAGCATCGAGGACTTTTGCTCTTTCCTTGAACAGACTTTGCAAAATTGTTTCATCCCCAAATAATCCGGTTTGGGTTGTTTGAGTAAACTCGAGTTCATTGGCTTGACGGATTATCGCTTCCGCTTGGATCATATTTTCCGGTTCGGATTTAGAAAGCAGCCTCATAATGGCTCGCTGTTTGGCTGGATCTTTGACGATTTTGCCAACCAGTGACGCATAATTAGATGGGACAATTTCATTTACGACCATCCCAAAAGCCTCTTCATCAGTCACTTTTGCTAGATCACGAGCCTGGCGCACAAAGCCAGTTGACTGCGAAAGTGCTGTTAATTTTTCGGGATTTACTCGCAAGATTTTAGCCGCATCGATAATAGTGCCAGATCCATTAGCAATATTTATAACGGCTGCAGAAACCCTTGCTTGTTCGGGGGTAATGCCATCCACTTCACGCCATTTGTACGCATATACCGAAATATCCGCATTAGGATCTTTGGCTTTTAATCTTTTGGCTAACCCTAGCCGTTGGTGGCCGTCAGCGATAAAAACACGACCATCAGCAAATTCATAAACGTGGACGGTTCCTGCTAAATCAGGGTTCCATTCGGTAACATTTTTCAGCGTATCAATAACACCAAAACGATCACCACCGCCTTTAAACTGAAATAGTTTAGCGTCCACCTCTATATCGTTGGGATCATATCTAAAAATAGTGTCATCGAGGTTATCAAAATGATGTATCGAGTCAGGTACGATAGTGCCGTTCTGCGGGCGTTCCGGCATGTTTGGAGGTAAGCCTGTCTCGAGTGCGTGGGTAGCCTGTGCGCCTCGATCTAGGTGTTCTGTTTGGCTGGAAACAGTTGAACCGGCAACAGGGTTTTCGTCGTCATGGTTCATAATGCGAAAGGCCATTTGCCCCTCAGGACTGATATTTATCCCAGCTTTTTGAAAAGCCCTTACCCCTTCGCGGATCTGGTCAGGAGATAAATTTTCTATCGCCTGCTCAAAAGCCTTTAGTTCTTTAGCGTCAATGTTTCTAAGATACTCACGACTAATTTCAAACTGTTTGCCGCGCATTTTCACCTGGGCAGCGTCTAAACCTCGAGCGGCAGCAGGGACACCGATAATCGTTCCTCGCAATGCTCCGCCGAAGACTGCAGAGCCCCCACCCGCAACAACTACATGATGCCAAAAAGTGCGAGAGTCATATTTAAGCCCCAGGCTATCCCACCATTTCTTAACGTCAGGTTGAGCCATTGCCTCGAGGCTTGCGCCAGCGATGCCATCATATAAGGCGTGTCTTGCAACCTGGGAGATAACGCTACCGGTCATACGCCAGGGGGCACCAATAAACATCATCGGCGCTGCAGGGCTGGTTAAGATTGACTCAGCACCAGCCCCTAACCCGCCCACCATTTCGCCCCACCAACCAGCAGTTGATTGATGAGCGGAGATATATTGAGATTTAGTTTTTGCATCGAGTGCTAGTTTTTCTGCACCCTTAAAAACTTCCTCTGCAGTGAGCTCGCGCAGATTGTATTTTGCCCTGGCCTTGTTAAGGATTGCTAATCGCTCATGGAAAGCAAGAAATTCTGTTGTTTGTTTTTGCTCGTAGCCCTCTTCAATAGACCCTGCCGGTAGCTTTAATGTTCCGGTTGGCCTTTCTTGTGTACGGCCAAAAAGTTGGGAATAAAAATCGCCAGGGTTATTTATATTAGCCCCAAGGTCATTAGTTTCCTTTACAAATGGATCCAGAAACCTCGTGATCGCCATCTGCTTGGCATCGTGCATCCCCGTCAGCTGTATAGCGTCGTATGCTGCTGATAGATTTTCGGAAAAATCCGTCACATTGCCGGTCGCCAGTTTTATATTTGGTGGCTGGAGATCATCGGAAAAAGCAAACATTACTCTACCAGATCATTAATATTTAAGATGTATTCTTTTTTGTCGAGCGTCTGAAGCGCCGTGTTATTTGCTGTATAGGTTAGGTAATAAAGACCCTTATGCCAAAGTTGAGGATGAGGCATTAGTCTTATTTTGTCGCTATTTATATCGTCCATATCGACAGGTTCCATTTCCCCTTTTTGATTAGGAACAAAAGGAACGCCATTTGGGAATTGGTATTGTGTTATTTTTGAAAAAATATCATCTAACGACCGTGGGCCGTCGTGCGCGATGCTGTTAGGGATTGGAATTTTTACACCGCGAAAATCAACAATGCCGCCGTAGTAAACCTCCCTTTCACCGTAAACTGAGCCTGGCACTTTCCCGATATGACCGCCCAAAGCCTTATGGATAATTTCGTTTATTTGATCGTTTTTATACGTTCCGTTGTTAGACCTTGCGGCGACTACCGCCGACACAATCGTATTAACGCGATTCTGATGTTTTGGGGTTAAAGAAAATCCAATGGTTTTTTTTATCTCAGTCTCAATAGTTTGCTTTGTAAAACTGTCCAGATATTTTATCTCCGCAACACCCTTTTCGTTTTTAAATAATTCGATGCCGCGCAATGCCTCGACAACAAATTTCCGGTCTACGTTAGGATTGCCAGGGTTACTCATGATCCCTGCAATCTGTGCTAACGCTTCATCATTTTTGCTTATTTGATCGAGGAAGGCTGGAAGCTCGCCGCCCGTATTTGTGCTAAGTGCTGCCAAAAAAAACAATTTTTGGTTGGTTGGCATTTTACTAAACTGATTTGTAATTGCCTCCGCTTCAACTTCAGTAAGATATTTTGGGTTGCCTTCATAATTCATAGAGGCAGCAAACTTTTTAACTTCGGAAATTCGACGTGCTATTGAAGCCGGATTTGCAAAATCAAAATTTTGTAGAGGATCATCGACGTTTACCTTGTTGTAATGGTCAGCAAGGTTTGCCATTCCCTTTTCGGCAGACACCGCCATTTTCTCCAAGAGCTTAATTTGGGAGAGCTCGTATTTATCGGTATTATTATCGAGTGCTGCCGCTTCCCGAGCATCTTTGGCTGCTTGTCTAAGCTCAGTCGGACTGCGTTTATTATAAAGGTCATAGGTGTTTTTATTGCGAATGAGATTATTAGCATCAGCGATTAGCTCTTTATCACCCGTGGCCACCGCATTAGCTAAAAGGGCATCAAGATTGTTGCCACCAACAGGCAACAAATTTTGTAAAGATTCATTAGCGTCCCGAATTGAATCCTTCAGTATTCTTACTTCGTCTGTTTTTGCTTTTTTGTTACGAGCTAATTCACTCCGCATCCAAGTAGACATTTCACTGGTAAGTGTTTTTCTGCCCCCCTCTAAAAGCCCCCGCGTCACACCTTTGTTTATATCTTTGTTTTTTGAGAACTTCTCGAGGTATTCAGCCCCTTTACCGGCAGCAACCGCTCGCTCAAATTCCCCGCGAACTCGAGCTCGATGGTGTGCAGTCTTTAGTTTTTCGACCATCGTTGAGTATGCTTTAGTGCCGGTCAGCCCTAATGATTCCATATCAGATGAAAAGGCTTTTAGTTTTTCTCCTAAATTTAAATCCGTAGCACCAGCCCTGGCGTTGCCTTCAACTTCTCGCAGAACAGAGCTAAACAGAGTTACCGACGTTGACCTCGCCTCCTCTTCAGCCCGTTTAATCTCTTGGTTGGCAGATTGATTAAATAGCGTCAGCGCAAAGCCCGAGAGTTTTTGATTAACCGTTGCCGCAGAAACAGGGTCTAAATTTTCCAGGCTCGTCGCATAGCCCTCACGAATGGCATCTAATTGAGCTCGCAGAGTGGCGCTATCAGTTTTGTTTTTGGTTGCCTCGATAAAAGCGTTGCTCATCGCTTCCCGAGCATCCGTTTGGATTTTAACACTGCCTAGCCGCACTGCTGCATCGAAGGCAGCACCTTCGTATATATTACCGGTGGGCCTTTTGCCGCCGTACTGTTGCAATGTCCCCTGGGGATCTGCTGCCCCAGCTGCAGCGCCTTCGGAAAGCGCGGTGCGTTTGCCCCTTTCAAAAGCAAATTTGATAACACGGTCAGCACCCTGGCTCACGGTATTCGCTAGATTGGCCGTTGCCCGTTCTGCTGCGAAATCCGTTTTCCCAGGCGACACGATGCGCGGCGAGAATGACCCGCCAGAATCGTCGTATGTTGGATATCGCCTCGCCATTAGTAAGGCCACGGTCCAACGGTGTTAACCGTCGAGGTTGGGGTTGGCGTTGGGGTTGAAGCTGGAGTGCCGAGTGTACTTGCCGAAGCATATCCGCTTGCCAGGCTCATTACTGCTTTCATGTAGCCAGCGGCTCGAGCGCGACTTGCCGCTTTGCGATAACTAGCCGCTTGAAATTCTGCGGTGTATTTTATGATCGCCTGGTTTTCTTTCTCGATGGCAGCACTATCCTTTTTAGCGCCATAGTCCGAATACCCTTTCTTCATAATGTTCGTGGCTATCGTTCCAACAGACCCTTGGAATGGATCAAGGCCCTGGCCTCCATAAGCCGTTACCGTTGCCAGGGTTCTATTCATTTTTTCAAGTGCATCATTCGCGGCTTTTTTGTGTTTTAATGCCTCGGCCCTCGATCTAATTATGTCAGACCGGCTCCTCGAGAGTGTCATCAGTGCCCTGCCTTTTAAACTGGCTGCCTGAGCGTTGCCTTGCATAATGCTCATTCCGGCTTGCACCGTGGCCGCTACCATGATTGCTACGGTTGCATCCATTTTTAGGCTCCTATCGACATTTTATATTCCAGAGAAAGCAAGTGCAGATCGAGCGGCACCGATTGCGTGACCGTCACAGCCACCTCATCAGCAAAACCCAGCATCGTGCCCGTTTTTTTGTTTCCCGTAAAAGCAGTTATCGGACTGTCCGTCGCCTCGCCAAAATTCCGAAATGAAATTAAATAATTATTGATGGTTAAGGCCTGGCTATCTTTAACGTCACTCACCACCTCGATGATCCGTTTTTTCATTCCCCGCGCTGAACCCGAAGGCAATCGCGCCTCAACCGGTAATGTTTTGACATTAATCGTAAAGGGCAAGCCGATTTCGTAATTACTGCTGCTGGCTGAATCAAAAGTAACGGTGTTACTTGAAACTGTTTTATTGGTTTGAACTGCCCCATCGACGATAGTATTTAAAACTTCCCCCTCGAGATGTGCTGCCGTACCGGTAGCTGATGCTGATGCTGAGTAAACCGCTGAATCAGTATGTAAAGTTTCATCAAACCACTCCACATAGTATTTGGCTGCTCCCCCGATGGTGCGCTGGATTACCGAATAAACGGTATCAATATCGACCCCGATAGCTTTAAACAGCCCATCAGTCGTAAAACTTGAAGGCGCAATCACTTTTTGCGACCGGAGCAAGCTGAAAACTGACATGGTCCCATCATCGCCATTAACAATAAAGAGCCGGTCACTTTCATCAGTGCTGGTGGCTCGACGCAAAGCCATATCGACGGGAGATTTGAGCAAGTGTGAGGACAAGACACTGACTGCAGATGTTGTGTAAGCCAGTTCTGCGTCAGTGAATACCAATTCGTTTAGTGCTTTGCCTTGCCTTTGGATGAACAGGGTGCCGCTATCGAGACCCACGACCGGCACACCAATTTTTGTTCCGTTCCTGGTCGCAGTTTTGACCGTCAAATTACCTGGGGTGATTGGCGTGTTGGTGATCTGCGGTATGTAAAACTCACCGCCACTTGTAAAGATTTGCAGATCACGCCCACTATAAACATCACTTATTGAATTTAGGCTTGTCGTGGCAATCGTGGCGCTGATTGCCTCATCATCAAGTCCGGTGCCACTGTCGAAATTAAAATAATCCGCCACCTTTGAGCCCCAAATAGAAATCGGTAGTGATTTAGAGCCAGCAAAAAACAATCGGCCTTCATGAAAAATGCAGCTAACCGGATAGCCCTTACTTGCAGACCAAGCATCCACATATCCTGATTCGAGTTCCCACCCATTAGTCTCGATTGCTTTAGTGTCGTAGAGATCAATCTCGGCAAAACATTTTATTTCACTTGCTGAGATATATTCGACAACTCGAAGACGGCCATAGGTGTCTTTGATATTTATATATTGCCCCTCATAACTCGAGGCAAAAACCGATGCAGAAGTGAAGCTGGTGGAGTCCCACTTCCCCGTATCGATATTGTCAAGCTGAACAAAAGTATCCATGCCGGTGGTTGTCGCGGTATTTACTTGTTGCGAGATCGTAACGACGGCCCCACTAACCGTTGCTTTAAACTTACTATTGCGATTTATAGCTGCAGCTAAACTGGTCGCAGTTGCATCATTACTTGTATTTCTCGAGAAACGGTTTCCGCCAGCAACACCTACGGCATAAAACTTGTGTTCAGTACCATCCCCAGCAATCAGGGTAATAATTTCCTGGTTATTAAAATTACCGTGGTTCACAATCGTGATCGTAGCCGTAGCGGTTGCTCTAAGGGTGATCGAGCCGGTCGTCCCTGAGGGTACAATCGTACCGGTTGGGGTGGAGGTCGCCAGGGTATAAGCATATTGCGGCGTATTTGTGAAAGTTATTGTGCTAACCGTCCAAGCAGTATGACTAGCACCACGGACAATTTTTAAAGGCGCTAGATCTTCATGGGTAAAAACAATCGTGTCAGCCGCTTGAGCGAATTTCAGTGTTGATAGCATCGCGCTCGTGATTGCTGTAACGGCCAGATAGTCGTTGCCGCTCCCGTTAATATTGGTCACCAGCGCCTTATTGCGAAAAATATATATTCGCTGATGCGTGACCGCGAACATATAAGAGTCATCGGTCGAAAACTCGAAAGGGATCAATCGGACGCCGTTTTGTGGAGCGGCTGCAGACGGCAATTCGTAAACGAACTTCAGACCATCTCGGCGTTTGGCACCGCCCTGGGGAAGAATAACCACATTCGAGGCTGTTTCTAAACCGTTGTAATACTGCTCAAGGTCTATTCTTGCCCGAAGTGCAGGATCAATCTCGCCGGATGAAAAATTAGTTTGGATTCGGACAACACGGCTCACGAAGCCCTCACAGTCACCAGATCAAAATCGAGAAAAGATTGATTGGTGTTTCCAACACTGTCGATTTGCATACACTGCCGCGTAACACCTCCGCGCATATTGTCGCTGGGCGACCCTACGGCCATCACCTGAAAATATTGCGCCTTCGTTACCTGGTCAGTAACGGTTTCCGCGAAGTGCCAGGCCAGCCAGTATTTTAATAACTGAATGAAATAGGTAGGCATCAGCGTTTCTGTTACCTGGTATTGGTAGTCCACATACACACTTGTTTGATCGGTCAGGAGTTTATCGCCAACTATTTCCCAACCTTCCACCAAAGGGGTGGCTCCAGCATCAGCCGTGGTAAACACCGCCCTTACACCATTACCTATTCGATCACTAGGCAACTGATATTCATACTTCCACTCGCTTGCCGGAGTATTGGTAGTCCGTGCAACCTGTGATTTTTTTAGGGAAAACGTCCA